GAACTTATCAAGAAAATGAGTATAATTCAGAAGGTCAAGTAGTTGGATTTACAACAACTGAATATGCATACGCACTTGACGGATTGTATGTAGGTGATATGCCACAAACTGCATATGTATTGGGAATGACATTGAAGCCAGTTAAGGGTTTAATGATACAAGCAATACACAAAACATACGATAAGAACTATTCAGACTGGTCACCAGACGCTCGTGAATTTGACGGAACGAATGATGACGCAGACAGAAGTCAAGTATGGGAAGCTCCTGGCTACTCAAAACTTGATTTACATATGTCTTACAAATTACCAAAAGTTAAAGGACTTGATATGACTTTAAACGGACATATCTTTAATGTTCTTGATGAGGTAT